GCCCAAACCTTGCAGATGTTCAAAATATTTAAGGCCCGCAGATATAAAATTTTGAGCGGTATCTACGGTCAACCCGCGCCCCCACATGAGGTCTTTGTTATCCCCTTTGCCACGATGCCCAATAAAAATAGTGTTACCAAACTGCACTAGGTCGGTATCCGGCAGAGTAAATTCTTTCATAAGCGCTACCGATACTACTTCTGTAGGATACCCACTAGAGTTGTAGTTTTCCGCAAACTCTAAAGCTATTTGTGCAGGTTCAAGCTGTGTTTGATTACTATCTATAACAGTAGACATCCTACACCTCCGTAGAGAATATTGCAGCAGAGTAAATATTACCCATGCCCGCGGCTAGACTAAGGAACGGCCCGCGTGGGGCTGGCGCATCGTAGGACAAAAACACGTCATCATGTTCTGTCCTATTGAGGATTTGTGGTACAATACCGCGTTTCATGTCGTTTAGCAACAACCCTGTCTCTAATAACCCGCTAGCGCTTAACGTATGCCCTATACGTGGCTTGTACGATGTAGCCACAAACGTATCAAGACTACGCAATAACGCGGCTTTCTCTGCTTTATTGTTTGCATCTGTGCCCGTGCCGTGTGTCTTTACCACGGTAACATCTTCCTTACGTACCCCCGCTACATGTAAGGAACCTTCTATAGCTTTTGAATAACCTTCGCCATCTGGACGCTGCCCAAGAGGGTTTGTGTTATTTTCTGCAGCCGTGTAGGCACCCAAAAACTTAGTCATAGGTGTTGACATACCCGCATGTTCCTTTTCAAACACCGCTAATGCCGCCCCCTGTCCTACATGAAACCCTGTGTTAACGCCGTCAAATGCAGATGGTTTACGATCAGGCTCTTCTGATAGCTGTATACTAGCCTTAGCATCTCCGAAAAACTCTAGTGAAGGTACGCACACGGAATCCTCTCCTGCTAAGACAATAACTCTATCGAACCCGTAGTGCCAAAACAAATTTTGCATGTCCATAAGCACTTTTAGACTAGAGGCGCAGGCGCTAGCGTCTGTAGATACGTGGTCATGCACATGAAACATACTAGCGATACGCCCTGCGTATATATTAGTAAGGGTTAAAAACGGTATTTTAGTTTTGTAATGTAGTTCAGCGTCCACATTTCGGTCATACCGCCCGCTAGTACCCATCCATCCTTGGCTTCCTGCGGCAAACATAAACGCCGTCTTACCCACAACAGGGTTATCTACAACGTAGTCTATAGTTTTTTGTAAAATAACCTTATCAAACGCTTTGTGCGGAGGGTAGAACAACCCAGATTTAGCGCGTTTAAACGTGTCTTTTACAATATGCACGCTCTGCGGAAACGCTATATCAGCATATGTAGTCTTTTCCGTAGTGCACAGTGTTTCACAATGTGTCATGTATATCATGTTACAGATTCCATGGCGGCTTCTACTGTATCAAAATCTCGTTTTTTATGCTCCATCATGTAGTCGTACACAGCGCCAAGGTTAGTCGTGGGGATGTTAAAATCTTCCGTCTCGGGTATTCCATATATGTCAGATAATAGCACTAACGTAAGGGTAACATCTAAGCTATCTAGCCCAATGTCTTCTTCTTTTAGGGTTACTTCTAAAGATGTGGGAGGTATATACCCCTCTAATCGGGGTTTAGTTTCTCGAACGCACGCGTCAAATAATTTTAAAAAGTCCATTTTGCACCTATCTGTTGAGGGTGCGTTTACTATACGTTACTTACAAAGGAGATGTCTATAGACGCAGATGGTACCCCGGGATGTGGGGACGTAGCGGCTTCTGTGTGTAAATTTAACTGAGTGTCTCCTGTTGCCCAATAGACTTCTACGTAATCATTTGCTGTCAAAGAAACAGTAAACCCCCAGTGTATAACGTAATCATCGTTACCTTTTACATCAAACTTGTGCCCAGAATATGTTATAGCGCTACCATTCTTTTGCTCCCAAACATTTACAGATGTTTCACTAGAGTTATTATGCTCTAGCTGCAGCGTAATGTCGAACTTGTATACGCCGGGGTTTTGTACGTTTATTCGACTATTGTTTGATAGTGTAACCGCACTACTATACGAGGTATTATTAAACGTAACTGCATACCCTGTATTTATAGCCGCCGCTGTTTGGTCCTGCGTACTATAGAAAGCCGCGCAAGGGTTGTATAAAAACTTACCCCCTACTGCGGTACTCAATAAAGTGTTTAAGGAATTAGCAAATCGGTTAAAAAACAACCGCAGCACGTTATTGCTTTGGTCCATGTACGGACGGTTGTATTCAGTAGGAGCCAAAGGTAGCGCAGGAGGGACTACTTTATCAATTTCGTTGGGCACTATCGTCTCCCATCAGGGCGCAAATCAATCCTAGGTGATCCTAGTTGCCACGTCACTCCCACTGCGTCGGACTCCAATTTAATTGACATTTGGCGTCCACGTATTCGTGTATCTAGCTGTCCGGTGAACTTTTCGATAGGTAGTACAGCCGAACGTACAATCTGTCCTCCACTATTTCCACCAGCAGATAAGGGGGTATTATATCCTGAACCAGAGTTCGCAAGTGGTAACAACGTTAATGTAGCTAGCGGACTACTTGCGGTAGAGCCGTCAAACCGTATGTCCGGTAAAACTCTAGATACAAACGAGAATTGATGCCCATCTTCAATATCAAATTCTGCGGAAGTAACAAACGCAGGTATAGCGGTGGTCACATCTGTTTCCGCATCATCCACTCCCTGTTCGTGGTTTACAAGGTTGTTACTGTACGTAGCTGCAAGAGGAAAATCTCTAAGCCCAGAATCTAGCCATGCAGTCCGCCCTAAACTTCCGTAATACCAAACATCTTCAAGGTAATTATATATAACGTATCGGTTATTTTGTACTGACTCTGCTGAACAATAGAACCACCACACTTCGTTAAAAGCTTCGTTTGTACCCGCGGTTACTTGGTCATACTGCTGCGTATTAAAGTCCCCAAAAATAAATTTACGTAAATCACAACGCAACGGTTGCACACTACCATCGTACCTGTAGAACTTATCTCGTCCCATCCAATAGGAAACGCCGTTAGCATACCCCACTGCATTTTGACTTGCTATAGAGGTGTTTTCTCCAACTAGCTGCGCACTCCAAACAACAGGCGCACCTACGTACTGCAAAGCGTATAGTGCGGCATCGGTCCAAACAAGCACCTCTTGCCGCGATTGTCTAGCTGCAATAATTTCACTGCCTCTAGATAATGTAAGGAATCCTGCCTGCGAAGTAACTGAAGGAGTCCAATCAATCGCACTACCTTGGTCAGACCATCGCACCAACATAGGATTAACTACTGTTGTACCAAAGTCATTAGCTCCCAGAGCAAACACAAATCGGTTAACGTCAGACACTTCAATAACGCGTTGTGATATAGGTACATTGGATGCACCAGACAAAGTAGATAATTCTAATCCTCGTGAAGTTAACCCACTCCCTGCATCCCAATAGTATATCCCCCCGCCACGAGGTCCAAAAATCAAGTCTTCGCCAAAGTTTGATTGACTCCATAAACGAATACGAGCCGCTGAAGGTGCGCCCTCACCCCACGGTCCATCACCCCAACCAGAAGCACCCCAACCAGTAATAGGTACTGAAAACGGAACATCAGTGTTTATCTGATATACAGCAGTTACAGTACCCCCACCAGTGGCAGCGCTTGTAGCTGCTGTACCTACGTCAATGGTGTATTGGTTTGCAGTTGTAGTAGTTGTAAGTTGGTATTCTCCGTTTACAGTAACACCCCCAACGGCGGCAGCATTACTAAAAGTCACGTAGTCGTTGTTAACATACCCTCCGTTAGCGTCAGTAACTGTAACAATGGAAGAACCTGACACAGTGGTAAAAGGGTTTGTTAGCACAACTGTATCTCGTAGAGGAGTAATGTCATTGTACGCAGTACCGTTTTCTATGTAGAACTTTAAGTTTGTCCCAACACCGATAAGACTTTGACTGTTTAAAGTAACCCAACTCCACAAAGAACGACATACACCTAGATAAGTGGCGTTTGACGTGCGGACCCAACCACCAATTTTTTCTGGAGACCCTTGCCGAAACCTTATTTTATCACACTCGTACCACCCACCTTCACTTGTATAGCGAGTGTTTTCGCGGTTTACACCGGACTTTAATTTCAGTTTCTTTAAGGACATGTTATCTCCGTTACATAGTGGAACCAAAGATAGGAGGTAAAGGTGTAACTTGGATACCCACACTTTTCTTTAAAGTTAAATCTTCACCACAATTTGGGCATGTTGTTAAAGATAAATCTTCTTCTGCTACATCAAACTTACATTGGGCGCAGACAACCTCTACCACATGCGCAGGATCAATTACAGCGTTGTTTAGTATTTTCTCTTTGTGCTCTATACGCATTAGTGTTACCTAACCTATAAGTTCAAAATGTGGACCATCAATGAACGGACGACGCCCTTGCGACCTACGTAAGTCTATGTATGCGTTCATTGCTTCTTCCATTGTACCTTCCCATTTGCGAATGTCCATTGGATACGGCATTTCGGGTGTACTCCATGCGGCTCCCCAGCATATGGGGACATTCAACTGCACCGCTGCTTCTTTAATTGCATCAGCTAAATCATCATAGACAGACAGTTCCCAGCTTGCCCTGCCGTTTATGAACGCCATAATATCAAACGCCTTACCCTCAAGGTGTTTAGACTTCATGGTTTGACTAGCGCCCTTGTCAACAAGTTCCTTCTGCTGCTCAAGGGTTCTCATTCCTTGCACCACGCCAAAATCGGTCTTGGTCATGGTTATCGCCATCTTAACTACAGCTTGCAGTCGATCATCAATACCTTCTAGACGATCAAGGCTGCGTCTGCTTAATTTAAACTCGCTCATGTTACTTCCTCTTAAAGAATGCTTGCGCCCCGCGCACACCGAAACTCGCTGAAATTGCAATTCCAAGGCTGTAAAAATACCAGTCCGGCGCTTTTGAAAGCTGCGCAAACCCACGATCAACCCAACCTTCTGCTCCCGGAATCCAACATAAAATCAATGGGATAGACAGAATTACTACAAACCATTCGTCTTTCCAGCTTGATTTTGCGCCCTCTGCCATAATGCGTTCCCAGTCGGCAACGCTTGTTTTTTCAGACAGTAATATCTGGGCTTTCGCTTTCGCCTCAGTAAGCTTTAATTCTGCTTCTGCAGACTGTTTGTCCGCTTTACCTTGCAGCCAACTACCTGCAAGATTTGCTATTGGACCTATTAGTGTTTGTATCATTTGTCATAACTTTCTTTGTGTACGACTTTGTTTGGAGTAACTGTAGTGGTAGATTCTTTACCCATCCAAATACCAAAACACCCTGTGAGTGCCCCCATACATACGCTTACAAGCCCACTCTGAGCAATACTAGGATCATTTAAGCCCATAAACCAGTGCACTGCTTGGTACGCTAGCACAGTAACCGCCAACATCATAAGTCTTGGTAGTACTTTCCAATCATCAAGTATTGTCATTACCACTTCCCTTGTTTCTTACCGATGTAGTAAAGAATTATACCAAACGTACCGATAGCTATTGCTACAATTATAGTCCCAGCTATCCAGTTTATTATAGCCTGTTTTATTTCTTCTTTGCGGTACGCGGTTTTCTGCCGCTGCGCTCGTACGCTGCGCAGTGTTTGTTTGTACTCTTCCAGTCCTTCCATTCCGTATTGAAACTGTATTAACATCTCAATTTCCTTGCGCATCGCCTGTACTTTTTTCTGCGCGGAAAATGCGTCAACAGCAGCTTGCTCCGCGGAACCAGTAAAAGACGCAAATATACCGGGGTTTTTTGCTTTTTCTGCTGCGTAGTTAACATCGCTAACAGCGCCCGCAAACTTACTCATGGCAGAAGTGGCATCACGCCCCGCCATTATTAACGATTTTGCGTTGCTTACCGCGGACGCCGCAACGGCTAAAGCTGTGAAAGGATCAATCATATAACCCTACACCTAACATGTTACATCTTCATTAAAACTGCTACTAACAGCCCGATAATTGCAGCGGTAGCGGCGATCATAATACTTTCCATGCGTTTAACCCGCCCAAACAAATCTTTGAACTGGATTTTCACTTCTGTTTTTATAGCGATAACTTCTTTTTCAAGTCCGTCAATTCGCTCATGCGCTGTCGCTGCTGTTCGTTTTTCCATTATCCGTTAACTACCTCAGTGCTGTTTACGCTAGCAAGCCAGCGTATTGTTGTGCCCGATGCCCCAGTTACAGAAAAAGAGACTCCGCCATTTACAGTATCCGCAGTGATAGCAACTGCCCATGAAGACGCGCCTGCGTCGGCCGCAAGCTGAGTTACTGTTGCAGCACCTAAAAGTTGTGCAGACGAAGCAAGAGCGCCTCGTTTTAGCGTGACCGTAAATTCCCACGCCTTTGCATCAGCTACGCTAGTGTCTGTGTCTTTTGCGGCTATGATACCAGTAACTACAAACAAAGATTGGGCAGGCATGTTTATAGTATTGCTGGCGTTTGCGGACCCAACACCGTCTGATGTAAGTCGGGAAGCAGTATCAGAAGTAGTTATAGTTCGTAAGGTGTACCGAGAACGTTGTGCGGTACCCACCGCATTTGAGTACGCGCCCGAGGCAAATACTTCTTGCCCATAGTTTGTCGCGTTGGCTTTATAGCCCGCAGGTACAACAGAATAGCTAGCGTTCGCGCCTGTTTGGTTATCCCTGCCGCCATTAACAGCGCTGTAAGCACCTCGTAATATGTTACCAGACCCACCACTGACTACGCCCGCCGTGGCAGTAGCGTTTGTAGTATTGTCTACTCCACCACCAGTCACGCTGTTAACTGCTAAAGTCTGATTACCAGAACCACCACTAATTACTGCAGCCGTAGCGGAGGAATCAATGTTGTTATCCGCACCGCCGCCAATAACAGATTTTGTCGCTGCAGCTACATCAGTTGCCGCAGCACGGGAGGTTTGTAGATCAACAGCGTTTGCACCTCGCTTATTACCGCCTGCAGCGGCGTTGTCTGGCGTTGCTGTAAGGAACGCTCCCGCGCCTTTTGGTACTATAGCTACATCAATGTTAGTAGCGGTACCTCCGGCGACTAGAGATTCTGTAGGCACCGTCTGATTGGGCGCGGAATTGTTAAAAGTTTCATCTAGATAGAAAAGTCCCGGCGCAGCATATACTACATCTGTGCCATCAGCATATACAATATACGTTTCTCCGTTGGGTATATCGACACCCGATCCACCACTTATATTTATGGTAATACTCTGTGCGCCCGTAGTGGCGTTTTTGACAATATACATCTTCTGCACAGCGGGAAGGAATAGTGTACGTGTAGCGGTGAGCGCGTTAGTGGAAGTGACGTTAAAGTATAAAGACCTAAATGGTTGCGCAGCATTACTGTCAGCATACGCGAGTGTTTTGTTCGCGTCCGTAGCAAAGTCTATAGCCGCGTAGCCCCCAATAGCAGATTCAATAGCCTCTAAGTTTTGGTTTGTTGTAGCTCCCCAAACACTGACCTGCTCACCATCTGCGATAAGCTCTATTTTAAGATTTGAAAATGTACTAGCCATGTTGCCTCCTATGTGGGTATATCAACCCAGAATGGTGTCTGAGAATCATCTACAGGTTCCCATATATTTATTGACCCAACAGACCCATCAGCACGAATGCCCGATACATCCACAATAATACGAATTGGGACAGTAGCTGTTCCTACTGCTCCAGTAGCTGCTAACCCAGTGGGGTCTACACGTACTCCTGCGCCCTCAACAATCGACACATTGCCAATAGAATTTACCGCAACAACGCCTGTAGGTATAGCTATTGAGGCGGCGGCAACTGCGGCTTGACCTACAAAAGTATTGGCCGCAGCGCCAGTTAAAGTTACGTTCGCTTTGCCAGATACTGCGGCGGTACCTATTTCCCCAGTAGTTGCTAGTCCAGATACTGTAGCGGTAACCCCTGTACCCTCAACTACAGCTACAACACCTATTTCTCCTGTGGTGGTGTTTCCAGTTACCGTTACGTCAACACGAATAGAAACCGCTGCAGTGCCAACAGCTCCTGTACTAGACACCCCTGTAAGTGGAGCGGTAGCCGCTGCTGTAACCGCTGCGGTACCTATTACCCCTGTAGCAGATAACCCAGATATGACAGGAGTAACACCTGTACCTTCAACAATAGTAACTGTTCCGGTAGAAGTAGTACTTGTAAGCCCTGTTACTGGTACATCTACCGGAAGCCTAACAAGGACTGACCCAACAAACCCCTGCCCCGAAACGCCAGAAACCTCTACTCCAAAGAATGGAAGTGAGGCGAGTGGGGCAGAAGTTAGAGGGCCAAAACCTAGCATTGTTTATCCTGCGATAGCAGCGTTACCTGCCGTAACAGCATCGTTTAACGGAGTCATGTCTTCCGTAGTCCAGAAGTCTTGGAGCACCATTGTTGCAAGGTGATCTACGTTACGTTGCAACACGGTTTCGTCGTCAGCATAATCATCAGGCGCAGCAATAACTGCATTGATTAAGTTCACACTATCCATGCACGCGCTATAGTGCTGCGCGATTTCTTCCGCAGTGGGCGTATATGTTTCTTCAACCATTACGCGGCCTCCTCTTCGGTTTCAGCTTCAGGATTCTCTAAAGCAAATACTAAACGATCTACAAACGCAGAGCGTCCAATTACAAGTTGATCCAGATTAAACTGTGTACTGCTGATTTTACGTTCTAAATCACTAACGTGGTTTAACAGTGTTTTCTGGGTTTCAGTCATTGAATCAACGTCGTATTCTTTGTCGTTGACTGTAATGACGTTTGTTTTTTTCTCAGTCATTTTAGTCTCCTTGGTTAAAGTTTATTCTGGTTCAGTTGGCCAAGTTACGTCGAATGGGAATCCTTCTTGCGTAGGCAAATCTAACAAGTCTTGCCTATATTTGGTCCAACCTGCCTTTTGTTCTGTAGTCAATGCTTCCCATCTTATAGGACTCATTCTATCTACAGTTTCTCTTAACATCCCATCCCTACTTTGACGCATTTCATAACTTTTTGCCTCATTGTTTTCGGCCTTTTCTTCATTTGTCATCTCGGTCATAACATAATTTTCGTACCAAATACCATTAACTAGAAGAGGCAGACCCATACTTAATCTGGTTGTAGGGGCAATACTTGGCGCATCTTGTTCCACCACAGAGTAATACCCATTAGTATTAAGAAACTCTGTATCAACGGGTAATTTATCCTTACCGTTGGGGGCTAATATCAAATCATATATTTGATCGTAGTTGATAGGATACTCTACCGGCTCGTTGTTTTTTACTTTGACATAAAGTGCCATACTATATTATCTCCTATTAAGGACTGTGCTGGTTTATACCATATACAGCAACAGTAGTTCCAGTCCCTGAAACTGTTACACTTAGTCTTTCAGTCCATGTCACACAGTTATTACTACTAGAATATACTTTTAAAGTACCACCAGTACCACCACCACCGATCCAATTACCATTTATATATGCAACAGCCCTTAGTGGTACAGATGTGGTATTGCCAAATGTTGACCACCCACTTACAAAATTAGTTGATCTTTTAACAGCACTTCCTACAACTGAATAAAAATAACCGTCTCTATACCATATTAGTTTTTCTTGGCCGTAATTACTTACACCCTGCTCACTGCCACGTGACCCTGCACTACTCCATGTTAAGCCATCAGATGAAGAGTATATTGTGTTATTCGGGGATAAAAAATAATGTGTACCATTTAAATAAGTAGAATTGCCAAAAAAGCTATTTCCCGTACTAGAAGGTAATCCAGTAATACCGGACGATGACCAAGTTTCTCCATCATCCGTAGAAACTAAATAATATGAAAGTCTTGGTGAAGCACTAGTGTTTACCCATGCGTGAAACCAAACACCGTTTCCGTAATGAAACCCACTAGAAAAGGAACCCGTAGGGCTTCTTGTATGTTTAGTTGTCCATGTAGCACCATTATCTGTAGATTTTTGTATGTTGTTGTACTGAAATCTCATTAATGTCCCGGCTGATGACTTAAAATATCTAACCGTTGAGCCACTGCCCATGTTTACAACTGAACTTAAATCGGAATTAAAGTATTGATGAGGACTACCCACTTGCATAAACGAATTACCGCAAGATACTCCCCCATACGTTTCCCCAGTTGATCCATTCGTCTGCCATGTTAATCCACTATCACTTGTCTTATAATGATTCCCAACACTATAATAAGTCTCTAAAATACCTGTTGTAAGAGACCCTTTTTCTATGACGGGTAACGACTCGTTACCATTAGATGCCGCTAGACTAGTATTGGTGGATGGAAAGGCTCTGTTAGTCCCCCAAATAATACGAACTACCCCACCGCCGCCAGTGGGTGTTGCGCCTCTGTTACTCTGCGCAGTAAAAGCACCTCCGCCACCTCCGAACAAACCTCCTGCTGAAACATAATCAGTTGTATTGGAGGGGGTTCCACCAGAGCCGCCTGTTCCGTTTTTAGTTTGTTGGGTGCCATAATTATAGATATCGTTAGCGCCAGCCGCCCCATTTGCACCTTTGCCATATGCTCCAGTACCGCCACCGGCACCAGCCTTAGTAATACTCCCCGTAACACCTGCACATCCTCCACCGCCGCCGCCGCCAGCACCAGCAGTTCCTCCAGAGTTGGTCTGGCCGCTACCGCCATTTCCACCAGTTCCAGAATATCCTGCAGCGCCGCCGCCGCCGCCCGGAACACTATACTGCGATTGAAATCCAGAGGATGCGCCAACACCGCCAGCACCGCCAGTACTGCCGCCATCACCAACGTAACTCCCGCCGCTGCCGCCAGTTGTTCCTGACCCGCCCCCACCGCCGTATCCTACAACAGTAGATGTGTTTATAAAATAAGAGTTTCCGCCAGCATTACCATTAGTGGTTGATTGTGAATTAGTTGCCGCAGATGCACCTCCCGCACCGACAACAACAGTATAGCTAGCCCCCGGAGTTACGGATATAGTATTTTTATACCCTAAGCCGCCTCCGCCGCCGCCTGCACCACCGGAGGTTGCGCTTTGTCCTACACTGGGACTACCACCTCCTCCAATAGCTAGTACACTTACTTGAGTTACATTGGATGGACACACCCAAGTATGTGTGCCAGATTCTTCAAATCTTGCTCCCCCATTACCAGTAAAGTCGCTACTTGCAGGTACATTACCTAAAAGAGCTAACATCAAACCTGCCATTAGCTAACGTTTCCTGTAATAACGCAAACAGTACCGCTAATAAACAGTATTGTTGCAATCCCTCTTGTAGCAAGTGCCACTGACGCTTCATCTGTATCAGTACCACCTATGTAAGCGGTTGTAATTGAACAAGTGATAGTAACATCGCCCGAAGTGTTGTTAAATATACTTACAATGTCACCTTCGGAAAAAGTCGAGTTAGGTATAGTAATACTACCTCCCGAACCTACCTGTACATACTTTCCTACGTCACCAGTGGCTAAAGTATAACTAGACGTTTTGGTACCTACAGGGACAACGCTAGAATTTGCCAAATCAATAAGACCTGTTGAAGAATCGTAGGTCATTACTTGGCCGTTAGTAGCGCCCGCTTGTAGGCCCGGTAAACGGAACCTTGTGGCGCTTGTGTTACCAATAGTTATTTCGTTGGAAATCGTTGCAGAAGAAGCATCTGCATCATATCCGATAATAGTATTGTTTGCGCCTGTAGTGAGACTATTGCCAGCTTGCTTACCAACCGCAGTATTTTGGGTTGCGCTTGTTGAATTATAAAGAGCGCTGTCACCTATTCCTACGTTGTTACTTCCAGTCCCTACGGCGTTAGGACCACCAGAGACGCGTTGTCCTATATAAACATTGCTAGACCCACCTGTGTTAGCAGAGGCAACGGCGCTTCCAACAAAGACATTCCATTGACCTGATGTCATTTGTGCGCCAACAGATTGTCCAACACCTACTGACTCAACCATTCCACCAGAACCGGAGAAACAACTACTTCCAACAGCGACAAAACCGTTTGAGCCTGTGTAACTGCCACCAGCGTTGTAGCCAATAGCAACCATGCTGCCGCCAGTAGTTACTGCGTCTAGTGCACTTCGACCGATAGCAACATTATTTGAACCTGATGTTATGTCTCCGCCAGCATTGTAACCTAGCAGCACATTGTACGTGCCAGAACTCGTGTCGAATCCAGCTAGGTTTCCTAACATAATGTTATGAGAGCCACTATTTAAGTTATGAGCAGCTTGGTATCCTAGAAGTACGTTGTTGTTGCCAGAAATTGAGCCACCAGCAGCAGTGCTTGAACCTATTCCAATGTTATACGTTCCTGTAGACAGGTTACGCATAGCATTTGCGCCAACAGCGGTGTTGTTTCCTGCGGAGCTAGTACTATACTCCATTGCTTGTGCACCAAGCATAACATTTTGTGTGCCTGTAGTGATTCTTGTACCAGAATTGTAACCTACAGCGGTGTTGCGAGCACCTGTAGTAACGTCATCTAAGGCGTCTGTACCTATTGCTACGTTATTAATAGCGCTGGTTGCGGCACTCAGTATTCCATAACCAACACCAACATTGTGACTACCTGTGTAAGAACCACCAGAAACAGCAGAATGGCCAATAGCGATAGTAGTATGGCCGGACGAGCCACCTAAAGCACCGTACCCTACGGAAACATTAGAATATCCTGTAGTAATAGAAGAACCTGCACCTTTACCTAAGTATACAGACTGGTCTCCGGTAGTTACATTTAAGCCAGCGTTATCACCAACTGCAGTATTCATAATTCCTGAACCTGCAGTAATGTTAGTTAATGCTCCAGAACCTAATCCTAGATTATCGTTAGAATCGGTAAACGCATCGCTTAAACCGTTAATACTAGTAGCACCACCAGCAGCAGCATCTGCTAACTCAATAATCCCAGATGATGAGTTGTAGGTCATTATCTGACCGTTAGTTGCCCCCGATTGCAGGCCGGGAATGCGGAAACGATTACTACTACTATTACCAAGAGTTATTTCGTTGGAAATCGTTGCTGAAGAAGTAGCCGCACCATAACCAAGAACAACGTTATTAGACCCAGTTGTTAGGTTATTAGCTGCACTAGTACCAAGTATTGTATTAGTCGCGCCGGTAGTTATACCATATCCTGCGAATATACCTATTGCGGTGTTGTTACCACCTGTATTAGCAGTCGAAGAATTACTTCCCAGCAACGCCCATTTACCGATAGCTATGTTATTGGATACTGCTGGAGCTGCGTTTTTCCCTGCTTCATCACCTATAAAGATATTATTAGTTCCGCCTGCAAGATAAAACGGGCCAGTAGTACCAAGTATAATATTTTGTGAGCCTGTAGTTATGCCCATGTTACTGCCGTCATTTACAAGGACAATATTTTTACCACCCGTTGTTATAAGTCTTCCAGCGTACGACCCTATAAGAATATTAGTTGGACCTGTAGTTATCGCATTCCCTGCTGACTGCCCTATAGCCACATTGTTAGCAGCACTTGTATAGCCGAAGAGCGAGTTAGCCCCTAAAGCAATATTATAGTCTCCGCTCGGGTCTGATGAAGTAGCGCCACGTGCTGCGCGGTAGCCAATACCAATAGTATTAGTAATGCTTGTACCATGCCTAACTGATTCGTCCCCAATACCAATATTGTAGTTACCAGTAGCTTGCCGAATTGCGGTTTTACCAATACCAATGTTTCCAGTGGTTGTAGTTACATAGAAAAGTGCGTCTTCGCCTATCGCGATATTGTTAACGCCCGACGTAAGAGCTTGTCCAGAGCGGTAACCAATAGCCACATTGTTGTCACCAGTAGGACTAGAACCGTTAAACGCTAACTGACCTAATCCAGTATTAAACGGTGATGCGCTGTCTGTAATGCCTGTTAAACCCGGAGCCACAGAGGCCCAGTCGTAATCAGTGCCGGTCCACGACAGGAACTCTCCGTTCGAAGCGGTGCTTGTATTCAGGTGGGTGTCTACGTTTGCGTCGGTGTAGTTGGTTGCCCCAGTTGCGATACCGTCGAGCTTTGTACCGTCTGCCGCGACATCCCTGCCATCGACTGTGCCTGTTACAGCAATAATTCCTGTTACATTAATACCTGCTGATGTTGTAGCAAGTTTATCACTGTTATTATAGAGAAGTGTTACAGCACCATCGGCTACTGCTCTAATCATATTCTCGCCAGTGTACTTGGCAAGATTAATCTGGCTGCTTCTTATGTTCAGAACGCCTGTACCAGCCTCGTCTATGTAACTGTTGCTGCCATTGTGATAAATCTGTAAGTCACCGCCAGCTTGATTGCCAAAAACAGCTCTAGCATTATCTGCAAACTCAAGTGAATTATTTGATCTAGCAAAAACAATGTCACGCCCAGCGGTAGCACCATCAAAAGTGACATCGCCAGTAAACGTGCCACCAGACTTTGGCATTAAGGTGGAGGTGTCTATGCTACCCCAAGCGTAATCCGAACCATTCCAGTTAAGGTATTGCCCACTGCTAGCACCGC